CCTGTCAAGCCCAGTCAGCTCCGACAGTTCGGTTACGGTCCGTGGAGCCCTGACCAATAGGCCCAAAAGGTCGATTATTCGATCCTTGTTTTTCTGTGGCTTCTGCATAAGGAATCCTCATCTCACAGGGCACGCCCTCCAGTTCCCACGGGCCTGTCCATACTTGCCGCTCATGCGGCGAGTCGGTGTAGCGGCGGCAGGTGTTGCACTCGGCGGCACCGTAGCCGATGCAACGGGCGACGTCGGCGGGGAGGGTCATGCGACGCTCCCATACACATCACGCAGCGCATCACTGATTTTGCGTGCAACGGCTCGCCAGTCTGCAATCATCTTGCGCCTGCGGCTCGCGTAGATCCACCACGGGTAAAGGTGGTCTTTCATCCGGCGGATGCGGGTGCGTTGTTTCATGTCTTGCTCCTCGCCCTGATCTGCTCCGCACACCGCTGCGCGATACCCTCGACAGATGCGTGCTGGTCGCAGATGTCGGCGCAGGCGGTGCGCTCGGCGGCAAGCTCTGCCTTCAGCCGCCTGATCTCGATCTGAAAAGCGTTCGCCTCGCAGCTATGCTCACAGTGCGGTAGACCGGTGCGGCGGGGCGGGTAGGTGTAGAGCGGGTGCCACTCACCCGGCAATGATGGCTTCACAGCGCCGGACACAAACAGCCAATCATTTGTCCACGCCACCGGCTCCTCCTGCGCCAGCGCGTCGCGGAGGGCGGTGATCGCTGCTTTGTGCGCCCTGTAGCGCGGGGTCTCGCTGTTCGTCTTCGTCGGCTGCGCCAGCATTTCCAGCGCCTCCAGCGCCTGCTGGGCGGCTTCGCGTAGCGTGGTCATGCCAACACCTCCGCAATCACCAGCCCCACCATCATCGCAACTGCAGCGATCGTCACCGCCTCCACCAGCGCCGACGCTTTCGGCTTAGGCCACAGATCCGGCGTCGGGGTTGACGCCTCGCGGTACGGGCAGCAGCGGCCCTGCTCGCACAGGCCGTCGCAGCATTGGCGGTCTTCGGTCTTCATGGGAGCCTCCTGACAGGTTGAGCCAGCAGCCACTTGCTGCCGAGGTTGCGGATGGCGCGGGCCCATGCCCGCTGGTTGTGCCGATCGGTGTGGCGATCGCCGGAAGCCCACAGGATGCGGGCGCGGCGCAGCATGCGCGTGTTCATGCGTTGCTCCTTGCGCGGATGGCTGCGGCGCAGCCTACCCAGCTTGCGTCAGCTCTAGCGCCTTCTGACTCACACACCTTCGCGCAGGCTTCGCGCTCTGCCGTCAGCAACAGCCGAGCAAACCGCTGGAAGTGCGCCTCGTCGCCCCAGTGTGCGCCAGCGGTGTCGTTCATCAGTGCGGCGATTTCGTCGGGGGTCATTTCTGCTGCTCCCGTTCAAAGGCTTCCACGTCCTTCAGCCAGTAGAACACCTTCAGCGGCCCCAAGCGGAACCACTGCGGCCCGATCCCGCGCCGACGCCAATCCCGCAAGGTCGGCTCGCTCAGGCGCAGGCGCTTTGCGACCTCTGCAGTCGTCAAGCGAATCGGCTCGTCCATCAGATCACCCCCTCTTCGGCTTCAACGATCTCGGGCTCTTCGCGGGCCTGGCGCTCGCGCTCCATTTCCTGCTTGATCTCATCAACGCGACGCTTGACTGCGGCCATCAGACGGTTGCGGTCCGGCCCCTTCGGCACGCGGCGGATCTCATCGCGCCACAGTTCCATGCCCTCGATCGTGGCGGTCATGGTGCACTTCTGGATCAGCGCCTCGACGTCAACGGGCGGGGCAACTTCCTCGACCATCTGGGGCTCGGGGGCGGGCTGCGGGGGCTGCGGGGCGGCGCGTGGCGTTTGAGCGGGCTCCATGTCCTGAACCTCCTCGGGCGTGTAGGTGCCCACAGTCACGCCCGGATAGACCGTGCGGATGCCCTCGCTGATGCACCTGGCGCGAAGCATGGCGCGCGGGTACTGGTTCCACGTCGGGTTCTTGGTCAGGCCGGCACGCTTGGCCATGTCGATCGTCCAGTCGATCTCGACGCTGCCGCCCTGGGGGTGTGAGAACTCGCCGGCCACGCGCTGGTCGGTCATCGACGTCCACTTGACCTTGCCGCCTGCGGCTTGAAACCGCGCCAGCATGGCATCCGCTTTGAGCGCGGGGCGACCTTGGATGATGTGGTATTCCTGCACGGCCTTGGCCGGATGCAGGCCCTCGGCTTCGCAGATAGCCATCAGCGCGATGGCCTGGTCGCGGGTGCGGACTCCGAAAAGGCCGGATCGGCAGAAAGCGTCTGCGAGTTGCAGTTGCTGTTCGAAGGGTACGAGTGCGGTCATGGGTGTTACTCCTGTGGTAGTTGAACGGTTTCAACATGCTCTTCATAGCCTTGGCTGCGGCCATATTCCTTTTCAAGCATTTCATCAATTTGCCCGCCAAGCTCAATTAGCTTAGCGCGGCCGCAGTGCCTTAAAACAAATTCAAAAATTAACTCCTCTATCTCAACTCGTTTTGACACTTCTATATCTGATTTTTTGCACTCTTCGTTTCTCTCCTCAACGAGTTGATCCTTCAGGCTTTTGACTAGCAAGTCATAGGCCTCAGCCATGAACACCGGCGCGTATGCGTTTGACATTGGCGCTCTCCAAAATGGGGCGGAAACCGCCCCGTGGGTTCAGTCGGTCAGGCCTGCAGATTCGTCAGCGGGTGCGGCTTCGGGCAGGCCGACGGTCTCCACCATGACGCCGGAAGCCATCAGCGAGATGATGTCATCGTGCGTGGCGGGTGCGATCACGAACTGCGGCGTGACGTGGCGCAGCACGTCTGCTGCGGTGTAGGCCCGCACCAGTCGCTCGTTGCCCTCCGCGTCCATCACAGTCCAGGCCTTCAGCGTGCGCACATAGGGGCGCTTCTTCGTATCGCTCATTTCTTGCTTTCCGCGAGACGCCGCAGCGCCTCGACTTGGGTGCCGACCTGCTGCAGGAAAGACGTGATCCGGGCTTCCAGGTCGGCAATAAAGCTCGGGTCACGGGGAATGCGCTGGACGTGCAGTTGCAGCGCCTCGGGCATCCGGGGGTCGTAGGACACGAAGTCGCACCACTCGCGGCCGGTGATCCACATCTGGCCCTGTACCTGCGGCATGTGCATCTGCGGCATGCCGTTGAGCAGGGTTTCGATGTGGTTCGCGGTGTTGAACGGGCACTTGATCTCGATCAGTCCGTCCCAGTCCACCAGGCCGTCAGGCGAGCAGCCTGCCATCAGGGTGTCGTGGCAGACAAAGCCGGTTTCCTCCACAATTCGGCCGGTGGCGCGCTCGTAGGCGGTGCGTGCTGTGGGCTCCAGGTCGGCGCCCCGCTGCATGCCGGCGTTTGCGTAACGCTGGATCGGCGCCTGCGTCAGTCGTTCGACCACCAGTTCCGTCAAGTAGTCCTGCTGGGCCTGCGCCGGGGCGCCGGATTTCAGCGCGGCGATCGCGTCCTTGAACCGGGACGCCGTGGCTTTGCCGAGGCGAGCGGCGTACCAGTCAGCATCGCGCTGGGTGGCGGTTTCGAGGATCATTTCACCTCCACGTCGCTCTTGATGTCGTCGATGCGCAGGCGCAGCAGGGCGACCTGAAAGCCGGCATCGGCCCGCAGGCGCCCGACTTGTTCGGGCTTCGGGCTAACGGGCAGCGATTCCACCTCGCGGAGGATCGCGTAGATGTCCATGATTTGGGACATGGGTAGTGCGTTTTTCATTGTCTGCTCCTATCAATACCAGTGGTCCGCATCATCGAGATCCTTCTCGGGCGGCTCAAAGTTGTCGTAACGCTGGGCGTCGTAAATGTCCCACGCCTCGTCCTCAATGCGCTGCTCCATCGCAGCGGCTGCGCGAACGCGCATCTCTGCGGCAGCGGCCAGCACCTGCTGATCCGTGCCGTTGAACAGAGCCACCAGCAGCGCGCGGGTAGAGGCCTTGGGCGCGTCGAGTTTCGATACGTCAATCGAAACGTCTGGGCCGTTGCCCAGCGCTTCGTCCAGCCATTCCCACAGGTCGAGGGCGTGCGAGAACACGCGCTGCTGCGCCTCGTCGTAGACCTCCTCGGGGAGGTCGTAGGATGGCGTGCGCGGGTCGGCCGGGTGGCCGTGATACGGGCCGTAATCGGGGTCGTATGATCCGAAGCGGGGTTCGTGTCGCATCTGTCTGCTCCTGTTGTGTTGACGACGGCGCAAGTGTAGGCCCACGCCGACAGCCGCGTCAAGCGCAGAATCGCAGATTCCCGACAGATTTAGCGGGGATTTCGGCGAGGCGTGAAAGCGGGGATATGATCGCGTCCCCGACCCCAAGGAGCAGACATGGATGAGATTGACGAGAAGCTGGCGCGACTGCCGGCAGATCTAGCGGCCAAGATCAAAGCGCGTGTGCGCGAAGAGGGCGACTGCCTGATCTGGCAGGGCTCACGTTCCTACGAGACGCCGGTGCTGTGGCTCCCAAAAGAAGGCCCCAACGGCCGCAGTCGGTCGGTGCGCCGACTGATTTCCGAGGCGCTGGGCATCAAGCCGCGCAAGAACCACAACGTCACCAGTTCGTGCGGCGACCTGCGCTGCGTGTGCCCCGCGCATGTGCGAATGGTGTCGGTGTCGACCATCAGCAAGCGCTCGATCGACGCGACCGGCTACACCCGCCGCCCTGGGCGCGTCGCCACGTTGGCGCGGTTGAATCGGGGGCGCGCCAAGTTGAACTGGGCGCTGGTGGAAGAGATCCGCCAGTCGAGCGACGGCTCCGTGGTACTGGCGCAGCGTTACCGTGTTTCGCGGTCCACGATTGCGCGCGTGAGAAACGGGTCGGTCTGGGCGAACCCGCCGCAGGAAGGCCCGGATTGGGCCGCAGTGTTTTGGAGGCTCGCAGCATGAGAGGCCGCAAAACCCTACGCGAGGTGATGACCGATCACCAGCGCACCGAGGACACGCTGGCGGCCCTGTGGGGCAAGCCGCGCCGGGAACTGCCGATTCCGGCAGAGCCGAAAAAGCGAGCCCCAGCGAAGCCCAGCGGCGAGCCGTCGGAGGCGGAGATCCTGCGCGCCATCATCCAACTGCTGCACCGGCATCCTCGCGTGGCTCAGTGCTGGCGGATCAATTCCGGCACCTTTCAGGAGCGCAACCGGGACGGCAGCACGCGGTACATCCGCGCCAACACCGCTCGCGGCATGAGCGACATCATGGGCATCCTGAAGAATGGGCGCACGCTGGCGATCGAAGTGAAATCCCGCACCGGGCGCATGAGGCCCGGACAGGAGGAGTTTCTGCAGACCATCCGGCAGGCCGGGGGCGTGGCTGGGGTTTGCCGTAGTGTTGAGGATGCCGTTAGGCTGCTGGAGGACAAGACATGACTCGCACAGTATCGTGGTTTTCTTGTGGCGCCGCCTCTGCGGTGGCAACGAAACTGGCGGATCCCGACGTGATTGCATATTGCGACACCGGCAGTGAGGACTCCGACAATGCTCGCTTCATGCTGGATTGCGAGCGCTGGTTCGGCATGAGCGTCATGAAACTCAAAAACGAAAAGTGGCAAGACACCTGGGATGTTTGGGAGAAAAGAAAGTTTTTGAGCGGCATCAGCGGGGCGCCATGCACCAGTGAATTGAAGGTTGCGCCTCGCCTTGCCTTCCAGATGCCAGACGATATTCACGTTTTTGGCTATACCGCAGACGCAAGCGATGTAAAGCGGGCAGAGGTTCTCCGGGAAAACTGGCCCGATATGAAAATTTCTACGCCCCTGATCGACAGAGGCATCACGAAGGCGGGGTGCCTGTCTATGATCTTGAGCGCCGGCATCCAGCCGCCAAGGGTGTATGCAATGGGCTTCCCGAATGCCAACTGCATTCCGTGCGTAAAGGCCACAAGCCCCGCCTATTAGGCCTTGGTCAGGAAAGAGTTCCCGATTCAATTCCGCAGAATGTCGGAAATGTCTCGCGCACTTGGTGCGAAATTGACGCGCATCAATGATGAGCGCATTTTCATTGACGAAATACCTGCAGGTCACGCAGTGACAGAGGCTATCGCGCCTGAGTGCGACTTTCTCTGTTCGCTGGCAGAGCAGGAATTCAATGAATCGGAGGCGACGTGAGAAAACGCTCCACCTACCGCCCCCGAGGCATCAACCCAACCGCGCACCTCGTCGCCATCCACGGCGCCGCCCTGCTCTCTCGCGACGACCGCACGGTCTGGGCGCTGGAATTGCGCGGCGCCCTCGATGCAGTGCGCGAGGCGCGGGCCAGCAAAGCGCACTGGGATACGATCTTCGACTCCGTCAATCTGGCCGAGGAACTGGTGCGCGTGCGCCTGGCATCGGACCCCAGCGGCGTGATCTCGGATGCCCAGCAGGCCTGCGCGGACATCATCCAGCGCATGCAGACCACCGGCACGCGGGCGGCGCGAGCGGGGGAACTGGCAGCGCTCTGGGATCTGGAGGCGGCGATGATCGACATTCTGGCTGGCATCACTCACGCGGAGCGGTTCCGCGCCGAGGAGCGGATCCGGGCCCGGACGCGGGCGGCGCTGGCCGGGGGGATTCCGGGGGCGACGGTGATTGATGCGGCGTTTTTGGAGGGGACAGCATGAAAGTATTAGTGGCCTGCGAATACAGCGGCACGGTGCGTGATGCGTTTCGCGCGCGCGGCCATGAGGCGATGTCGTGCGACCTGTTGCCGACAGATGTTCCGGGCCCGCACCATCAGGGCGATGTGCGCGACGTGCTAGGCGACGGCTGGGATTTGATGATCGCGCACCCGCCTTGTACATACCTTAGCGTCAGTGGCATGCACTGGACGCGGCGCGGCCTGCGCGATCCGCAGTTGACCGAGGACGCCTTGGTGTTTGTGCGCCTGCTGATGGACGCGCCCATTCCGCGCATCGCCATCGAAAACCCGGTAAGCATCATCAGCACCACAATCCGCAGGCCCGACCAGACTGTGCAGCCGTGGATGTTTGGGCACGATGCCAGCAAGAAAACTTGCCTGTGGCTCAAAGGCCTGCCGCTGCTGAAGCCGACGCAGATTGTCGAGCCGCGCCTGGTCTGCTGCGGGCGCGAGATTCCGCCCGGTGTAGGCCTGCGCGGCTGTCCGAACTGCTGCGGCGACAAGCGGGCGCGCGAGCGCTGGGGCAACCAGACCGACAGCGGGCAAAACCGCCTGCCGCCGTCGCCGGATCGCTGGAAGATCCGCAGCGCGACATATGCCGGCATCGCCGCAGCAATGGCAGATCAGTGGGAGACACCATGAACAAACTCGACTTCTCAACGCTCGCGCAGCGCCTGCTGATCAGCGCCGACACCCTGGTTCCCCAGTGGCTCGCAGGCGGTCGACGCCGAGGCCACGAGTGGGTCTGCGGCGACTTAGGCGGCGGCGAGGGCGACTCCTGCTCCGTCAACCTGCTGTCGGGCCGGTGGGCTGATTTCGCCACCAGCGAGCGCGGCGGGGATCTGATCTCGTTGTACGCCGCCATCCATGAGATCACGATGGGCGAGGCCTACCGGGAACTCAGCGACGAGGCGCCGGCATCCGACGTGCCGGCCAAGCCGCAGCGCCCGGTGAAACCGCAGCGAGCGGTGATCACGCCTGTGCCCGCAGAGTCTGCCGATCACGACTGTGTGCACCCCGTGCTCGGTGCGCCGTCAGCCCGGTGGACGTACTACGACGGCAACGGGGACGTGCTGGGCTACGTGGCGCGGTACGACCCCGAGGGCCAGCGCAAGCAGATCGTGCCTTGGACGTTTTCCACCGACGGCTGGGGCATGGGCCAGTGGCCGGCGCCACGTCCGCTTTACCGGCTGCAGGAACTGGAGGCCCGCCACGAGGACGCCGTGCTGATCGTCGAGGGCGAGAAAGCCGCAGACGCTGCCGCAGCGCTGGCGGGCAGCCCGTACGTCGCCGTGACGTGGCCTGGTGGTGCGCAGGCGCTGGGGCGGGCAGACTGGCGCGTGCTGCGCGGGCGCAGGGTGCTTCTGTGGCCGGATGCGGACGAGGCTGGAATCGCGGCCATGCAGCGCCTGGGGGAAATACTGGGGCCTATCGCCGCAGAGATAAAGGTCATCGACGTCAGCGGTCAGCCTGAGGGCTGGGACTGCGCGGACAGCGGTTGGACCCGGTGGACGGCGGCGCGGTCGTGGATCGCGCCGAGAACCAGCGTGCTGCGTGGCCCGGAACCGCCGGCACCGCCACCGGGGCCAAAGCCGGAGCCGGCAGAAACGCAGGCAGCAGAGAAAGCCGTGCAGGCGCGGGACGTGAGCACGCTAGAGCCGAGCGAATGGTACGCGCGCTGGGCGTACATGATGCCGGATGACGGCTTCTTCGACCTGCAGGAGCGTACAGAGGTTTCCCGATCAGCATTCAACGCGCTCTACCGTCACCAGCGCTGCACCTCGATCCATCCGGGTGCGAGCGGTGGGGCGCGACGGGTCGATGCCGCAGTGTCGTTCGACGAAAACAGGTTGGCGATGGGCGCGAGGATTCTCGCGGGCGCAACCTACGCACCGGGCGCTGCCAGTCTGTGCGAGCATCAGGGCCAGGTTTACGGCAACAAATGGCGCGACGGGCGCCCGAAAATCCTTGACGCGATCGACCCGCAGCCGTGGCTGGATCACGTCGAGCGGCTGATTCCCGAGGAGTTTGAACGGAATCATCTACTGGACGCATTTGCTTATAAGGTCCAGCACCCAGGCGTGAAAATCAATCACGCGCTGCTGATAGGCGGCGTGCAGGGCGCGGGCAAGGACAGCATGATCGCACCGCTTCTGTATGCGATCGGCGGCCAGCACAAATTGAATTGCGCGTCAGTCGAAACCGCAGAACTGCAGCAGCAGTGGGGATACTATCTCGAAAACGAGGTCATCATCTTCAACGAATTACGGCAGTCCGAGGCAATCGACCGCAGGGCGCTGGAAAATCGGCTAAAGCCGATCCTCGCCGCGCCGCCTGAACTGCTGACAGTGCAGCGAAAAATGATGCACCCGATCCAGGTCAGGAATCAGGCGTTGGTGCTCGCGATGACCAATTATCGGGACGCCATTTCGATTCCGACAGAGGACAGGCGCTGGTTTGTCGTCTGGACGCATGCTCCCAGAATGACGGAGGCCGAGTCGACAGAACTGTGGCGTTGGTTTAACGCTGGCGGGCTGCAGGCCGGGGCGCTGTATCTGCGGCAGCGTGACGTCTCGCGCTTTCAGCCAGGCGCGACGCCGCCGTGGACGGAGGCCAAATCGATCATGGTGAACACCGGCAGATCCCCGGCCGAAGCATGGCTCATCGAGCGCATCGAAAAGCGAATCGAGGAGTTCCGTCTCGGCCTGCTGTCCGGACCGTGGCAACCAGTGGTCGACCGCCTGCAGAATCAGGCGCCCACGCATATCCGGCTGAATCTGCAGGCGCTGCAGCACGCGCTGGCTGAGGCGAGGTGGACGGATCTCGGCCTGTGCAAAAGCCGCACCTATCAGACTGCGCGTCATATCTGGGCGGCGCCAGACTGGCGCGGCAGCAAATCCGACGCACGGGACGCGACGGAGACGCATCTGGCATCAAGGCCGGATGTTCGACCGTTCTATCGCGCCGGGTGAAAAATAGCCCCGGAGAGCAAGCTCAATCCGGGGCAAACCGGCTCGCGCCGGAAGGAGGAGACAGCCGCCAAAGCGGCACGCGGATTATAGGTCGAGCGCCAGGGCGAGCAACAGCGCCAGCAGGATAGCCAAGCCGGCGAGGATCATTTCTCGGCCTCCTGCGGCGTTTTCGAGGCCTGCGGGGGCACCTTGGGTGACCAGTCCATCATTGCATTCAGCGGCGCGTGCCGCCAAGATCCGAGCGCGGCGCGCACTGCCTTATCCTCCGCATCGTGCCAGACGGCCACGGGGCGGCGGCTGAACAGTCCGCCGGCCATCATGCTGACGACGTGACGCCAGCACTGCGCGGGCTCCAGGTCGGCGGCAGTGAACACGCGATCGGCAGCAGCGCGGGCGGTGGATAGCTGCTCGGCTGACAGTTCAATATTTTTGAACGATAGCATTACGGCGCCCCCGTGGCGGCGCGGATGACGTCCAGCGCATACGCTAGGTCTTCGTCTGTAGGTCCGCGCCCATCGTCCGGGCGCGTCAAGCGCTGCAGAGCTAGCAGCATCTGCGGCGCGGCGGCGATCAGGCGGACATTGTCCACCGCCTCCTGCGCGGCGCCGTCTAAGTCCATCACGACAGCGATATGGTCATCGCCGGCGCGCACGATGCGCGAAACGGTATCGTCGGCAGGGATCGCGCGGCCAAAGGTCCAAGGTCCAGGGGTGTGCATCTCATCACCTTTTCAAAACAGAGCATCCGGCATATCAGCCGGCGGACCCGCAGGAGCGCGCACAGGGCGCGCGCCAGGGGGCAGACAGGGGTAATCCAGCAGGGCCGGCGGAAATGGCCACAGGGGCCGATTCTGGGGCTCTGCGGGGGTGTCAGCGGGCTGCATGGGGCATGCGTGCGTAGAACCTGCCATTGGCTTCGACAATCCTGCGGTCAGTAATTCCGCGCACTGGCGGGCATCCGGCTAGCCGAACATCGGCGCCTGCGCGCACTGCTGCGCGCTCCTGCGCAGTCAGGCCGGACACTCGGCGAGCGCCCCAGTCAGAGCCCCAGCGGGTGCACGTGGCTTTGGTAGCGTATTGCATGGTGTCTCTCCAATCATCAGTGTCAAATCCCGAGCGCCACCAGGGCGCCTAGGGCGAGGCCAAGCGCGCATGCGAACAGGGCATCACGCAGGGTGAACGGGGAATCGTGCATGGCGGGCCTCACTGCAGGTGAGCGCGCACGCGTTGCGCGATGTCGGACAACTGGCACTCGTAGGCCTGAAACACCACGCCGCCGCCGAATTGTTTGTTGTGGAACTTCCGGCCGCCGAGCTTGCGGGCGGCGCACAGGACGGCCTCGTAGCGCTCCGGCAGGGGCTTCGTGTAGTCGCGCGCAGGCTCTAGGTCGAGGAAATGGCAGACCCAGCGCGGGTTGCCGTTGACGTCATTCTTAACGCGGGTCCATTCGATCGTTTCCATCGTCTCATCTCCAGGTGAGCCGGCATCGGCCGGCAGGGATAGTGTCGGGGGCGTGGCTGACGTGGGGCTGACGTCACGCGTTGCAGCATCCGCAGCACGGGGCATCTTCGCAAAGCCCGCGCCGGTTCCGGTAGAACTCCCGGCCCGTGCTGCTGCGCCAGATATCGGACACTCCGCGCGCCATCGACTGGCGCAGGTACCGGCCAGCGGCAGCCGAAGCTTCGGGTTCTGCGGCCGCAGTGTCCGGATCGATCGATGCGGCCAGAGCCAGATCCGGATCCACGGGCTCTGCGGGCTCGGCGCGCGCTACCAGAGCATAGCGGCCGCGCGCGACACTGCGGACAGTGTCACCAGGGCGGATCGGGGCGCCAGTATTGGCGCATCGGCCGGGGTATCGGGCAACAAAAGACATGGTCTTATCCTTCGGCAGATTGACGGGAAAATTCGGCCTGCAGGTATGCGCGCACAGCGCGCGCAGCTGCGAGAACATCCGGGTTTTGCAGCATGCATGCATATCCGATTTCCGCAGCTGCGCGCAAATCAGCGCGTGACGGGAATCGGCCATCGGGCGCGTCAGGCGCCAGCGCTGGAATCGTTGCGATCAACCGATCGCGGTATTCTTCGGCAGTCATGGTCTTATCCTCCAGGTTATCGAACGGGAATCAGCGTCGACGCGTACCATTCGGCGTTTTCGCGATTACCGAAAACGCGCGATTCGATTACGCGTTCGGCATCCGTGTCGCAAAACACTACGCGCCAGGTCCCCAGTAGCGTGCGCGTCAGGGTGACACTCAAGCCATCGGCAGCGTCGACGCGGCGCAGGATCGGGGTTTCGTTTTCGGGGATCATCGGTCTATCCTCCAAGAATCGGGGCCGGAGCCCCGGGGTTTTACGCAGCAACAGCGATCGGCACAAACCGGCGCGCCTTCGACCCGTGCACGATAATCGCCACGGACACTTTCCCCGCGCGATCGGCGCCGTCGCAGGCCAGGCAGGTCACACACTGCCGACGGTCACCGCCTTCGGGTGACGCAGGGCAGACAATTTCACGCGAGCCGAGCGACTCGTCCGCAGTACGGACCCGAAACGTGCGCCAACCCATAGCGCGCGCAGTGTCACGATCGGCAGCAGAGTCCGCGCTCGCCATGACGAGCGTGCGCAGTCCGCGAGCGATCGGCTTACGCCATTGGTGCGTGTACCCTGTGTGCCCTGCAGCGTACTTCGCTAGCTGGCGCCAGAACTGCGCGGGGACGGCTGCAGGGTCACCATAGGAACCCATGCGCAGCTTGCGTCCCTCGATCATGCGCGCGCCTACGATCGGGGCTACCAGTTCGTAGGCGCCCCGGAACCAAGCCCAAAAGACCGATTGGACACTCTGCGCGACATTGACGTAACAGCTTCCCAGTGTCACCAATCCCTCAGCAGGCGGCCTGTGCACGCAGTCGCCGCAAATCGAGCGATCTTCCCCAGTGCGCAGTGCGCTCACAGGGTCGACATCGGCGCGCAAAACGTACGTTTGCACCATATCGCCCGTCTTCCCATTCTCGGACTCGAGGACTGCGATCGCGACGATTGGGGCGCCGTCGATCAGGGACGGACCATCGTAGAAAACGAAACCGGACATCTGTCTACTCCTTTACTTATCGTGGAATCAAACGCGGTTCAACACAGACAGCACGCGATCGTGCAGCCGGTTCCGACCAACTACCGGATCCCATGCCGCACGCTGCCGGCGCGTGAATTCTTGATAGTCGATCTCGCGCGCATTGAAAGCGCGCACGTTCGCTTGAATTTGCGCGGCAATTGCCGCAGCGGCTCCGGGCCGGGGGGTCTTCGTCTTCGTCATCTTTGTATCTCCTGCGATGCGTTTACAGATTCGGGCTGAAATCCGACGAAACCCGCGAGAACTCCCATGCGGAGCCGTCGGGCATCACGAACGTCTGCGCGTACCCGTCGGGACAGGTTTCGAGCTTCGCTGCGACTTCGCAGCAGACGATGCGCTCCCACGCGGCATAGAAGTCGCGCGAAACGTGCTCCAGCACGTCATACGCGCCATCACACAGTCTCCACGCGCCATCGTCGCCCCACGCGACTACGGGAACAATCGACTGCGCACTCTCCCCGGGTACGAAGTACCCGATATCCATACGATACGAATCCATCGTCTGCCTCCAGGTTCGGCGCCGGACATCGGCGCCACGGATGCAGTGTCGCGCGGGATCCTGACGTGAAACTTACAACGTGCTGGAATGCGCTGATGGCCGACATTCTCTGTCTGCTGTGCATCGCGGTGGCGGTGGTGTTCCCACTGGTGGCAAATGTGGCGTACCGATCTCAAGTCGTTAGCGAAGAAATGGAGTTGACGGCTGCAATGCTGTGGCAGTTGCCACAATTGCCACACTACCCACAGCGTCCGCCGTGGCAAAGGTGGCGATCTCCGACGCGTCGGAATGCTTTCGCGGTGGCATCGCCACAATCGCCACGCCGATCGGCGCATGCCAAGTGTCACGCCGAGTTGACGTAACGCTAGCGTGACAGTGGCGCCCCGATCGACCCCGCCAGACCCTGCAGACCCTGCGCTGACGCGCTGCCGGCAGGACCAGGACGGACCCGAGCGGGCGCCGCGCGCACCAGGCCGACGGCCGCGGATACGGTACGGGGTATGGGCGACGGGTGAGAGCCCCCGGCCCCCGGAGGCCCCCGGTAGGGTCCGAGCGGGGCAACGAAAGGTCAGGGACCCCCCGCACAAATTTTTTTTACGCAACGCTCTGCCCCCTCCTCGCGCAAATTTTTATTTTTTTCCCGCCACCACCAAATTTCCCCGCAGCAAAACCCCGCTCGCGCTGCATTCCACTGGGTGCTATCATTAGGCGATGTTCCGCGACCTCCCCATCCGCGCCCGCGAGCTAAAAGCCACCCCAGCGGTGCTGGAGCGCATTTACAAAGGTGCCAGGCTAGGCCTGAAAGGTGAATCGCTGGCGCTGGCTGCGGGCTTGCTGCCGGAGGAGTTCGCGCGGCTGAAGCTGATGGATCGCACGGCGGAGATTGCCGAGATGAAAGGCCGCGCCGACAGTGAGATGTCGATGTCCCGCGTGGTGTTCGAAGCCGCAGAGAATGGCGACGCGAAGGCGGCGCTGGAGTTTTTGAGGCACCGGCACGAATGGGTGGCGAAGCAGCAGGTGCAGGTAGATGTGAGCCAGCAGATCTCGATTACTGCGGCTCTGGAGCAGGCGCAGAGGCGTGTTGAGAAGATTGCTGCGGAGGACGCGGTGGTAATCGAGCGCGCTCCGCTGGCGCGGCCGCAGGCTCTGGGGGCTGAGGTGTGAGCCAATCCGAGCCAATGAAATTTGGCCGATACGCTCCGATTTGAGCCAATATGCGCCGATATACGCCGCTGACGATATAAATGCAAACCCCAAAATACACCCCGCAGGAAGAGCAGAATCTGATGGCTCGTATGTGGAGCGCCAAGCTCCGCGACGACCCTGAGGCGTGGGTGATGTTTTCGCTGCCGTGGGGTGAGCGTGGTACGCCGCTGGAAAAGCGCACCGGCCCGCGACGCTGGCAGCGGGATATTCTGCGCAAGATCCGGGATCACATTGCGGCGAATGGGTCGCGGGATATGTACGAAGTGATGCGCCTGGCGGTGGCCTCGGGGCGGGGGATCGGGAAGTCGGCGCTGGTCAGTTGGCTGGTGCTCTGGATGCTGTCGACGCGGATCGGCAGCAGCGTAATCGTGAGCGCGAACTCTGAGGCGCAGTTGCGAAGCGTGACCTGGGCCGAGATCACGAAGTGGCTGGCGATGATCATGCACTCGCACTGGTTTGAGATCAGCGCCACGCGCATCGTGCCGGCAAAGTGGCTCACCGAACTGGTGGAGCGCGACCTGAAGAAGGGCACGCGGTACTGGGGCGCGGAGGGTAAGCTCTGGAGCGAGGAAAACCCGGATGCTTACGCTGGGGCGCACAACGACGACGGCATGATGGTGGTGTTCGACGAAGCCAGCGGTATCCCGGACAGTATCTGGAGCGTTGCTGCAGGGTTTTTCACCGAGAACACGCCGCACAGGTTCTGGTGCGCGTTCAGTAACCCACGGCGGAACTCGGGGTATTTTTTCGAGTGTTTCAATGCCAAGCGGGATTTTTGGGAAACGCTGAATATTGACGCCAGAACGGTCGAGGACACCGATAAAGGCGTGTACGAGCAGATCATTGCGGAGTACGGCGACGATTCGCCGCAGGCGATGGTCGAGGTGTACGGCGAGTTTCCGGGGGCAGACGAGTACCAGTTCATCCCGATGCGGCTGGTGGACGAGGCGATGAGCCGTTCGGCCGAGCGCGACCCCGAAGCACCTGTGGTGCTGGGGGTGGACCCGGCGCGGTTCGGGACGGATTCCACGATTATTGTGGCCAGGCGCGGGCGCGAACTGCTGGAGATACGGCGGTTCCGGGGCGATGACACGATGACGGTGGTGGGGCACGTGATCGAGGCGATCGAAGACCACCGGCCCACGCTGGTGGTGGTGGACGAGGGCGGGCTCGGTGCGGGCGTGCTGGATCGGCTGACGGAGCAGCGCTATAAAATGGTGCGCGGGGTGAATTTCGGCTGGAAGGCGAAGAACCCGGTGATGTACCAGAACAAGCGGGCAGAACTCTGGGGCGGGATGCGGCAGTGGCTGAAAACCGCGTCGCTGAAGCCGGATCGCGTGCTGAAAAAGGATCTCACAGGCCCGAGGACGCGGCCTGACTCGTCTGGGGCGATCGCGCTGGAGACGAAGGAGCAGATGAAAAAGCGTGGCCTGGCCAGCCCGGACGCTGCGGACGCGCTGGCTTGCACGTTCGCGTTTCCGGTATATCATCGGGAGTACAATCCCCGAGCGCAGACGCGCACGGTGTCGTCGTACGGCGGCGCAGCGCAGTCTGCCGGGTGGATGGCTCACTGAAAGGCCGGTTGTGGCGAAGAAGTCCGTATCCCTGAGCGTAGGTCGCGGCGAAAAGCTGCCCGCAAGCCGTGGCGCTGGGCTGACGGAAAAGGGTCGCCAGAAGTACAACCGCGAAACTGGGTCGAATCTGAAGGCTCCGGCGCCGAACCCGAAGACGGAAGCCGATAAAGGCCGCAAGGCGTCGTTCTGTGCCCGGATGGGCGGCGTGGCCGCGAAAGCCAAGGACGGCGAGCGGGCCAAGGCCGCTCTGAAACGATGGAAGTGCTGATCATGCCGCAGAAAAAACCCGGCAGCCCAGGGCTGTACGCTGCAATCCACGCCAAACGCGAGCGCATTGCGGCCGGCAGCGGCGAGAAGATGCGCAAACCTGGGGCCAAAGGCGCGCCCACGGCGAAAGCGTTCCGCGAGTCTGCAAAGACTGCCAAGAAAGGAAAATGATCATGCCTGATTTTAGCAACGCAAGCAAACAAGACATCATCAGATTCCTTAGGTCTATGCCTGGGGCAGTTGCTTTTGATGGTTGGAAAGATGGGCAAGCCAAATACACCGATCAAGCAACCCTTTCTACTTGGTCTTCTGCTCAAAAAAATCCAGCCTACGACGAAGAAGTTGAGCGCGAACTTTACAAAAGTTTTTCGCAACTCGGCCCTTCTGCTCAGCAAGGCTATTTGAAGTCTATAGATGCCGCGGTTCCTCGTTTGCGATTTATGCAGGAAATGAAAGAATCGCCGGTTGATTCACGCGGCAACCTTATTAAGGGTAAGGGGAAGTAAAATGCCGCTGGTGAAATCTGCGTCGAAAGAGGCGTTTCGCAAGAACGTGAAGACGGAAATGGCGCACGGCAAGCCGCAGAAACAGGCCGTGGCCATCGCGTATTCCACGAAGCGTGCGGCTCAAAAGCCCGCGAAAAAGAAGTAACGCAGCATGGCAACCGATAACGGCGTCGTCGGGGCGCGCAAGATAGCCAACGGCGGCACGGACCGCACGGATGTGCTTGCCGAGATGCGCAAGCGCATGGCGATGGCGCAGTCTGCGTACAGCAATTCGCGCTCTGCGGAACTGGACGACCTGCGGTTCATGGCCGGAAGCCCGGACAACAACTGGCAGTGGCCGCAGGACGTGCTTGCGACGCGCGGCAGCGTGCAGGGCCAGACGGTAAACGCCAGGCCGTGCCTGACGATCAACAAACTGCCGCAGCACGTCAGAACGGTCACCAACGAGCAGCGCCAGAACCGGCCTTCCGGCAAGGTTATTCCTGCCGACGATCGCGCCGATCCGCAGGTCGCGGAGATTTTTGACGGCATCGTGCGGCACATTGAGTACATGTCCGACGCGGACGTGGCATACGACACTGCTTGCGAGAATCAGGTCACGTTTGGCGAGGGTTTCATTCGCCTGCTGACCGAGTATTGCGACGAAGACACGTTCGATCAGGATATTCGGATCGGCCGCATCCGCAATGCGTTCAGCGTGTACATGGATCCGATGATTCAAGACCCGTGCGGGTCGGATGCGCGGTATTGCTTCATCACGCAGGATCTGACGACGCAAGAGTTTGAGCGGATGTTCCCCGACGCGACGCCGATTACGTCGCTGCGCTCGTCTGCGGTGGGCGATGGCTCGATGGGGTACTGGCTGAACGAGAACACCGTTCGGATCGCCGAGTATTTCTACATCGTTGAAGAGCGCGCCACGCTGAACATGTACCCTGGCGGCATCACTGCGTTTGCGGACTCGCCCGAGGCCAAGCAGATGGAAATGATGGGCATGGAGCCCATCCGCACACGGGAGTCGACGCAAAAGCGCGTGAAATGGATGAAGACCAACGGCTTTGAGGTTCTGGAAGAACAGGACTGGGCCGGCAAGTGGATTCCGGTGATCCGCGTGATCGGCAACGAGTTTGAGGTCGACGGCGAGATCCACATCAGCGGCTTGGTGCGCAACGCCAAGGACGCGCAACGGATGTACAACTACTGGGTGTCGCAGGAAGCAGAGATGCTGGCGCTGGCACCCAAGGCTCCATTCATCGGCTACGGTGGCCAGTTTGAGGGCTACGAGCAGCAGTGGCGCACGGCGAACACGCAGAACTGGCCGTATCTGGAGGTCAACCCAGACGCTACGGACGGTGCGGGCAACTCGTTCCCGCTGCCGCAGCGTGCGCAGCCGCCGATGGCCCAGCAGGGGCTGATTGCAGCCAAGATGGGGGCTGCGGATGACATCAAAGCCACGACGGGCCAGTACGACCCTTCCCTCGGCGCGACTTCCAACGAACGTTCGGGCCGCGCTATTCTGGCTCGTCAGGCTCAGAGTGACACAGGCACGTATCACTACGTGGACAATCTGGCACGCGCCATACGTCATGTGACGCGCCAGATCATCGATCTGATCCCGAAAATCTACGACACGCAGCGCATTGCGCGCATCATCGGCATCGACGGCCAAACCGGCATGGCCAAGATCAACCCGATGCAGCAGGAGCCCGTGCGCGAGATCCGCGACGAGGCGGGCATCGTCATCGAGAAGATCTACAACCCCGGCGTCGGCAAGTACGACGTCGTGGTGACTACGGGTCCGTCGTACCTAACGAAGCGCCAAGAGGCGATGGACGCGATGTCGCAGATCCTGCAAGGCTCGCCGCAGTTGTGGGCCGTGGCTGGTGACCTGTTCGTGAAGAACATGGACTGGCCGGGGTCTGAGGAACTGGCGGAGCGCCTGCGCAAGACCATCGACCCGAAACTGCTGCAGGATCAGGACAATCCTGCGCTGCAGGCCGCGAATCAGCAGATCCAGACGCTGATGCAGGAGATGGGCGCGATGCAGCAGATGTTGCAAAATGTCGCCCAGTCGATGGAAGCGCAGAAGATGCGCGTCGACACGTTCAAGGCCGAGTCTGAGGCCGAGATTAAGGCTTATGAAGCCGAAACCCGCCGTTTGCAAGCTGTCCAGACCGGCATGACGCCGGAGCAAGTGCAAGAAGTGGTTATGCAGACCATGCGCGACATTGCAACGGTGGGTGATATGTCTGTAGCCATGCGCGGCCAGATGCCCAATATGCCGCCAGTTGAAGGAGTGCCGGTATGAGTTGCGAAGCGTTTATCGGCAACCTGTTTCTGTCGCGCGATGTGGCTCATTCCACACATCTGAACACCCGTTCCTACGCCAAGCACAAGGCGCTGAACAAGTTCTACATCGGCATCATTGAACTGGCTGACGACTTTGCCGAGGCGTATCAGGGCAAGTACGGCCTGATCGGCCCGATTGAATTGCAGTCGGCCAAAAAGACGAACAACGTGGTGGAATTCCTTGAGGACATGGTGCAGACCATCATGGACACTCGTTACGACGTCGTTGAAAAGGAATGCACGCCGTTGCAGAACATCATCGACGAGATTCTGGCGCTGTTCTACAGCACCCTGTACAAGCTGAAATTCCTGGCCTGACGCCGCGAAAGGACACACTGTGGAACTGCTGAAGCCCCTGAACGACGCCGCGTTTGCGGCCCAGACCGCCTCGTACACCGGCACTGCCGGCAGCACCACGGGCTGGAACGCCGGCCCGCAGGGCGTGGTGGTGTGGTCTTCGACTGCGGCCTACATCCGCGTCGGTGAGGGCGTTACCGCCACCACGTCCGACACGCCGATCCCGCCGAACACGCCGATCCCGTTTGCCGTGCCGCAGGGCACGGGCGCACCGTGGCGCGTGAGCGCGATTCAGGTCGGCGGCGGCGGCACCGTGTACGCCAAGCCCATCAACATCCAGTGAGTCTGAGCGATGCTCTACTTCGGTATACCCATCCGCAACGGCCTGCCCATCGGTCTGGGTTCGGTAGCCGGGTTTGGCATTGCACCGTTTTCTCCCGAGTCGCTGTTTGAGAACGGCGAACAAGGCGCGTGGTACGACCCCAGCGACTACAGCACGCTGTTCACCGACTCCGCAGGCACCACGCCCGTCACTGCCGTGGAGCAGTTTGTGGGGCTGATGTTGGATAAGTCGAAGGGGTTGGTGCTGGGGCCGGAGTTGGTGACGAATGGGGATTTTTCGTCGGGGACGACGGGGTGGACTGGAATAAATTCTACTCTTGCTGTAGTTGGGGGGGCTGTTGAAATAACGGCAACCGTTTCTGCGCAAGCTCGCGCATCACAAGCAGTAACTACTGTTTCTGGGCGCTGGTACGAAGCAAGGGCCACAATTTGGCAAGGAACTGGCGCTGTAAATGTAGATTTGCTTGTTTCGGGTATTGCTTCTAGCGCCGCTGTTTCTTCCACTACGCCAACAGCAGTTGTTGTTAGGTTTTTGGCTACCTCGTCGTCAACCACTATTCGCGTCGGATCAGCAGGCTCCGCAGTCATTGGAACAACTTTTTTTGCCGACAACATCTCCGTCCGCGAACTCCCCGGCAACCACGCCTTCCAAACCAGCTCCGCAAAACGCCCGAAGCTGGCGGCGCGGTATAACTTGCTGACTTATTCGGAGGAGTTTGATAATGGGGCGTGGACGAAGACAGGCTTCTTAGCCTTCGGCAGCGGATCTGTAGCAAACACAACTGCGACGCTTGATCCTATCGGCGGCAACACTGCGGATTTGATTGTTGAAAACAACGCTAATTCTATTCATGCAACGCAAAGTCTGACTATTGCAGGCTCTGCAAATACTTCGTACACGCTAAGCAGGTATATTAAAAACGCCAGCGGATCTCGCTGGTTTCTGTTGGGCATAAACGAAGCCACATCCAACGCAGTTGCATTTTTTCATTTTCAGCCATCAACTAACACACAAGGTGTTGTAGGTGTAACTAGCGCAGCATGGTCTGGCGCAACAGCACAAGTTACTTCTTTGCCAAACGGTTGGTATAGAGTTTCTCTAACTGCTACACTTACTTCTGCGGCAAATATCAGCGACTTTTCTAGATACAAAACCGTAGACAACGGACCATCTTCTTACGCTGGCGACGGAACATCAGGGATGTACCACTGGGGCGCAGACCTACGCCCCGCCAGCCAAGCCACGGGCCTGATCGGCCCCACCTACCAGCGCGTAGCCGCAGCGACGGTGTACGACACTGCGGGGTTCTTGCCGTATCTGGCGTTTGATGGGCTGGATGATTCGATGTCTACCAATAGCATTGACTTCAGTGCTACCGACAAGATGACGGTGTTTTCTGGTTGGCGCAGATTAGCAAATGGCGGAGTTACGCTTGAGTTGAGTAGTGCCGTTGCGTCAAATGCCGGGTCGTTTTATGTTTTTGCTGGCGACAGAAATCTTGCAACTGGTGCAAGATGGACTGTTTCTTCTCGTGGAACAGCGGCGGATAACGCAAATCAAGCTGTTGAAACGGCCGCAAATTACAGCGCTCCATTAACCAATTTGGTTACTGGTCTTTTTGATATTTCTGGTGACCTGACAACTCTAAGAATTAATGGAGCCCAAGTCGGTACTGCTACCGGCGATCAAGGCACCGGCAACTTCGGCAACTATCCGCTCTACATCGGCATGCGCAACAACGCAAGCCTGCCATTCACAGGCTGGCTGACAAGCCTCATCATCCGTGGAGCACAGTCCACGCAAAGCCAGATTGAGGCAACAGAGGCGTGGGTCAACGGGAAAACTGGAGCTTACTGATGGACGTCTTCCGCACCCTCATCGTCACAGCCGAAGAAGCCCCCCTAGCCCGCCTAGTCTGCTCCACGCTGGGCGGCGTTCCCTACGAGGGTATGTTCGAAGTCGGCTTGTCGCCCACTGGCAATGAGCCTGCCACGCACTACATCAGCAGCGGCGGCGTGGGCGAGAACTTTGCCAAGCTGGCACCGTTCAGCACGTGGGCCTGGGAGCAACCCGATCCCGATCAGCCTGGGCAGTGGGTGGAAACGGAGTACAGCCCTGGCTATCCGGAAATCACTGCCGAGCGTTGCGTCGAAGCCGGGCTGGAGGTGACGCCCGAGGCCATCGAGTACATGTACGCCGCATCTGACGTGACGGACGAGCCGTGGCAGACGGCGCTGCAACGCCTTGGCCTTCAGCGCATCATTCCTCCTGAGCCTGTGGCCACCTCGGAGCCGCTGACGTGACACCCAAACCCGCCCGTGGCCTGATTGCGTGGGTGCTGCGCCGCACGGGTTTTGCGGGCGTGGCGCTGGCTCCGTTCGGGATTTACATCCTGCCAGAACACATGTACAGCGACAGCCTGATCCGGCACGAACAGGCGCACTGGAAGCAATGGCAGCGCATGGGCACGGTGAAATACTACGCGACCTATGCCTACCAAGTGCTGAGATACGGATACCGCAACGCCCCGATGGAGCGCGAGGCGCGCGGCGAATAATTCGCGTGGTATATTCCGCGCATCCTTACCGGCCAGGCTGACCGGGGATTCCACAGGAATCAAATGGACGCAGATCAACTGCCCGTAGCGGATGCCGCGCCAGCGGTAGACGTGCAAGCACCCGAGGCGACGGCCGCCCCGGACAGTGCTGTTGATACGCCGGTCGATCAGCAGAGCAGGACTTTCACGCAAGAGGAAGTCGACGCGCTGATCACCAAGCGGCTCGCAAAAGAGCAGCGCAAGTGGGAAAGGAAGCTCTCGCAACCTGCCCCGGCGGCAAAACCTGTAGCGGCTACGCCAGCACCTACTGCTGACCAGTTCGCCAGCGTCGATGAGTACGCGCAAGCGCTCGCCGAACGCAAGGCGCAGGAACTGTTGCAGCAGCAAGAACTGCGGCGCCAACAGGAAACGCTGCTGGAGTCATATCAGGAGCGCGAAGAGGCTGCGCGGGAAAAGTACGACGACTTTGAGCAAGTCGCACTGAACCCGAGGCTGCCGATCACGACCCTGATGGCGCAGACGATCCAGGCATCCGACATCGGGCCTGACATCGCCTACTACTTGGGCTCAAACCCCAAGGAAGCGGAGCGGATTTCCAGACTGCCGGCTTTTCTGCAGGCCAAAGAGATCGGAAAGATTGAGGCGAAGGTTTCGTCCAATCCGCCCGCCAAGAAAACCACTGCGGCTCCGTCGCCCATCAAACCCGTTACCGCTCGGTCTGCGTCTACGACGTATGACACCACTGACCCGAGGTCTGTGAAGAACATGACTACGAGTGAGTGGATTGAAGCCGAGAGGTTGCGGCAGATGCGCAACGCAGAAGCACGTGGCGTCCGCTAATTTCTGAAAGGAATTGTCATGGCTCAATCGCTTCTTACGATTGACATGATCACCAACAAAGCGTTGGAGATCCTCGAGAACAACCTCGTTCTCACCCGCAACGTCAACCGCCAGTACGACAGCTCGTTCGCTGTCGAAGGCGCCAAGATCGGCGACACGCTGCGCATCCGCCTGCCGGATCGTGCGTTGGTCACCGACGGTGCTGCCCTGGGCGTCCAAGAGGTCAATGAGCAGCAGACCACGCTGACCATTTCCTCGCAGAAGCACATCGGCGTGAACTTCACGTCTGCCGAGATGGCTCTGTCGTTGGACGACTTCGCTGATCGCATCCTGAAGCCGCGCGTGTCGCAACTGGCCGCCAGCATCGACGCTGACGTCGCCAACTCGTTCAAGAGCATCTACCAGTCGGTCGGCACCCCCGGCACGACGCCTGCGACCAGCCTGGTGCTGCTGCAGGGCAACCAGAAGCTGAACGAGGCTGCTGCCGTGATGAGCCCGCGCTACGTCACCGTCAACCCGGCGGCGAACGCGGCTCTGGTGGAAGGCATGAAGGGTCTCTTCAACCCGACCTCGACCATCTCGCGCCAGTTCAAGAACGGCATGATGGGCGAGGGCATCCTCGGGTACGACGAGATCAACATGTCTCAGTCGATCAAGCAGCACACCAACGGCGACTGGGGTACTGCGATCGAAGTGGACGGCACGATCTCGACTCAGGGCACTTCGCAGGTGGCCATCACCTTCACCGGGTCTTCCAAGACTTGGAGCGTCGGTGACGTGTTCACGATGGAAGGCGTGTATGCGGTGAACCCGCAAACGCGTGAGTCGACCGGCTCGTTGCAGCAGTTCGTGGTGACCGAGGCGCTGACGGCTTCGTCCAGCGGCACGCTGAAGTTCTCCCCGGCGCTGTACACCTCGTCGCACGCTCTGGCAACGGTGACCGCCTTCCCGGCCGACAACGCCGACATCACGATGCTGGGCTCTGCTGCTGGCCAGTACGCGCAAAACCTGATTTACCACAAGGATGCGATCACGTTTGCGACTGCTGACCTGCTGCTGCCGCAGGGCGTGGACATGGCCTCGCGCAAGGTCCACAACGGCATCTCGATGCGGATCGTGCGCCAGTACGACATCAACAACGACCGGATGCCGTGTCGTATCGACGTCCTGTACGGGTACTCCGTGATCCGGCCGCAGATGGCTGTTCGTCTCTGGGGGTAATCGACATGCCGAACACCAAGCCCATTGGTGTGGCGTACGAGGACCAGCAACTCGATGGTGCAATCGTCGGCGCAGCCGGCGGCACCGTCGGGTTCTACGGGACCACGCCCGTCACGCAACGCGCAGCGGCGATCCAGGCGGCCTCGGTCGTCTCGGTTTCGTCCTACATCTCCGTGGCTTCCAATCTGGCGGCATGGGCCGCCGAAGTGAACGCCACCCTCACGGGCCTCGGCTTGTGGAAAGGCGGCGCGTAAGCGCCAGAAAGGAATCGCATCATGGCTTTCTCTGCTCCGAAAATCGGTGACGGCGAACAGATTGGCGACGGCAACACCGCCGAAACCCTGAACGTCGGCCGCTCCGGCCAGCCCGTGGCCGTGCAGTCCTCGGCCGCCGGCACGCTGGGCTTTTACGGCGCCACGCCGGCTGCGCAACGTGCGGCCGCCATCCAGGCCGCGTCTGTGGTTTCTGCCACGTCGTGGGCCAGCGTCGTCAGCAACCAAGCGGCTTTCAACGCCGAAGTTGCTGCCACGCTGACTGGCCTGGGCCTCTGGAAGGGCGCGGCGTAATGCCGAGGGTTGTCTTCTGCGTGCCGACCGTCAAGCGGCCTTACCAGCAGTGCCTTGACAGTCTGGAAGCATCCCTACCGTTGCTTGATGCTGCTGGCATTGAGCATGGGATGGTCAACGAAGTAGGCAACCCGTACATCAGCGCAGCACGGGCAACCATGCTGCGCAAAGCGCTGGATGCCAAGGCAGACATCGTGGTTTTTATCGACCACGACCTGTCTTGGCGTCCAGCCGATATGCTGAAGTTGGTGCAGACCGAGGGCGACGTCGTTGGCGGCACCTATCGGTTCAAAGCCGACGAGGTGTCCTACATGGGCACCATCCACAGCACGCATGCAGGCACGCCAGTTGTGCGGGCCGATGGCGCGATCAAAGCGCGCTTGCTACCTGCGGGCTTCCTGAAGGTCACTGCGGCCGCTGTGGACCGTTTTATGACCGCCTACCCGGATCTGTGCTACGGCGAGAAATATCGTCTGAGCGTGGATCTGTTCAACCACGGCGCACACAAGGGTGTCTGGTGGGGCGAGGATTACGCCTTCTGCCGGCGCTGGGAAGAAATGGGCGAAGACGCTTGGCTGGTGCCGGATCTGCAGCTTGATCACCACAGCGTCGACCGCTCTTACCCTGGCAACTTCCACATGTACTTGCGGCAACAGCCCGGAGGCGACCTATGGCAACCATCTACCTGAAGCACCCCGTCCACGGCTACAAAATTGCCACGTTGGATCTGGAAGCAGAATACGACGAACAAAACGGGTGGGAGCGGTATACTCCGGGGGCGCCTGAGTCCGAACCCGAGCTTCCGGTTAACCGCATGATCAGGCGCAGGCGTATGGAGTCTGCCGATGTCCACCACAGCGGGTGACCAGATCAATGCAGCGTTAAGGCTGATTGGTCAACTGGCCGAGGGTGAAACCCCGTCGGCCGAAACGTCGCAGGATGCTCTTGCGGCGCTCAACCAGATGATTGACTCTTGGTCGATCGAACGCCTGTCGGTGTTCTCGACGCAGGATCAAGTCTTTACGTGGCCGGCAAACACGGCCTCGCGCACACTCGGGCCGAGCGGCAACTTTGTCGGCAACCGGCCTGTGATGCTTGATCCGTCGACGTACTTCCGCGACCCTGATTCGGGGATCTCGTTTGGGCTGGTGTTCATCAACCAGCAGCAGTACAACGGCATCGCGCTGAAGACGAACAGTTCGACGTACCCGCAGGTCATGTGGACGAACATGACCTACCCGGACATCACGATGACCGTGTACCCAGTGGCCAACAAGGCGCTGGAGTACCACATCGTCAGCGTTGAGGAACTGTCGCAACCTGCCACGCTGAACACCACGCTGGCGTTCCCGCCAGGCTATCTGCGGTGCTTCAAGTACAACCTGGCCGTCGAGATTGCCAACGAGTTTGGCGTTGAACCACCGCCCACGGTGATGCGGATTGCGATGGCGTCCAAGCGCAACCTCAAGCGCATCAACAACCCCGACGATCTGATGAGCCTGCCGTACAACCTGATCAATCGCAGGATGCAGCGCTTCAACGTTTACACGGGCATGCCGACGTGAAGACGCCGATTCTCGGATCATCCTATGTGGCCCGCAGCGTCAATGCTGCGGACAACAGGTGCGTCAACCTGTTCCCAGAAATTGTGCCGGAGGCCGGCAAAGAGCCTGCGTTCTTGCAGCGGTGCCCTGGGTTGCGGCCGTTGACGCTGATTGGCGATTCTTTAATTGCGTCCGACACGCAGGGCATACGAGGACTGTGGGCCTTTGGCGGATATCTGTATGTTGCTGCCGGCGGAAAACTGTATCGTGTTGATCAGAATTATGTTCAAACTGAAATTGGCTTGATCAACGGCAGCGGGCCGGTCAGCATGTCCGACAACGGCACGCAGTTGTTCGTGGCCTGCAACCCCGACGCGTTCATCTACAACACCAGCACGGGCGTGTTCGCGCAGATCACAGACCCGGACTTTCCTGGCGCTGTCACTGTGGGCTATCTGGACGGCTATTTCGTGTTCAACGAGCCCAACAGCCAGCGCTTCTGGGTGACGTCGCTGAACGACGGCACTGCCATTGACCCGCTGGACTTTGCCAGCGCCGAGGGCAACCCCGACGATGTGGTGTCGCTGATGGTCGACCACCGCGAGGTCTGGCTGTTCGGCAACAACACGGTGGAGGTCTGGTACAACGCCGGCTTGGCCGACTTTCCGCTGGCGCGCATTGACGGCGCGTTCATGGAGACTGGGTGCCTTGCGCCGTACAGCGTGGCCAAGCTGGACAACAGCGTGTTCTGGCTGGGCTCTGACGCACGCGGCAACGGCATCGTGTACCGCAATCAGGGCTACAACGCCCAGCGCGTCAGCACGCACGCCATCGAGTGGCAGATCCAGCAGTACAACGTGCTGAACGACGCCATCGGCTATTCGTACCAACAGGACGGGCACTCGTTCTATGTGCTGACGTTCCCGACCGCGCAGGCGACGTGGGTGTTTGACGTGGCCACAGGCGCGTGGCACGAACGCGCGTTCTGGGACGGCGTGCGGTTCCGGCGGCATCGCAGCAACTGCCAAGTTAACTTCAATGGCAAAGTGATTGTTGGAGACTGGGAAAACGGCAATTTGTACGCCTACGATCCCAGCGTCTTTACAGACAATTTTTACCCGCAGCGTTGGTTGCGATCATGGCGTGCGTTGCCTACAGGGCAAAACAACCTGAAGCGCACGGCGCAGCACATGCTGCAGTTGGACTGCGAATCTGGGGTAGGCGCAAACAACAACATTATCAACTGGCAGTTGGTAGCAGACAAACTGTTGCTTGCTGTTCGCGCAATTCAGCCAGAAAAAGCATTGTTTGACGAAATAATTGACGGCAAGCGGCTTGGCAGAATTACAACACTTGGCACAGCAACGCCCCTTAACATCACAGACTGGCGTTATTTAATTGGATATATTTATAACAACGTTCTTGGCAATCTAGTAGATGCCGAAAAAAAAGATTTTATTGAAAACTTTATGGGTCCAGTTTTTGCCGCAGATTTGCAAAAATATGATGGCTACGCAATCAGTTCTAAGCAAGGAAATGTCATGCTCCGCTGGTCCGACGACGGCGGCCACACCTGGAGCAACGAGCACTGGGCCAGCATGGGCAAACTCGGCGAGTACGGCAAGCGCGTCATCTGGCGTCGGCTGGGCATGACGACCAAACTGCGGGATCGTGTGTACGAGATCAGCGGCACAGATCCGGTGAAGATCGCCATCATGGGTGCGGAGTTGTCTGCCACCCCGACGAGCGCGTGAGATGGATCTGGCGCCGCGCGTACCGTCTCAGCGCGACCCGGTTGTAGATCGAGGGGCGCTTGCCACGCGCGCGTGGTTTCGGTTCTTCCAACTGCTGCAGTCGTCCATCGAGGACGCTTCGCTGTTGCAATACACCGTGGTGCAGAACACCACGGGCTCCACAATTCCCAAGGGCACGGTTGTCGGCTTCGCGGGCGTGGGGTCGAACAACGTGCTGTCGGTTGCGCCGTACCTGGCAGACGGCTCGTCGCCGTCGCTGTACATCTTGGGCATCATGGCCGAGGATCTGCCGGACAGCGGCGCCACGGGCCTGTGTTGCGTCTGGGGCAACGTCAGCGGCATCGACACCAGCGCGTTCAGCGTGGGCGACATTCTGTACGCCAGCCCGACGGTTGCGGGGGCGTTGACCAACGTCAAGCCCACCGCACCAGACAACGTGATCCCGATGGCCGCAGTGCTGATCAGCAGCGCCACTGCGGGCGACATCTTCGTGCGGCCGACGATTGAGCAACAGAAGTACTACGGCGAGTTCTCGCGCACAACCAATCTGACGACGGCGTCGACAAACACGGCTTACGCCATTGCGCTGGACACCACAGAGATTGCCGAAGGCGTGACGCTGGCGGGGTCTCCGCTGACGCAACTGACGGTGCCGCAGTCTGGTCTGTATCAATTCACGGTGCGGTATCAGCTCACGTCAAGCAATTCATCGCCCAAAAACGCCAGGGTATGGTTCCGCCAGAACGGCACAACGGACTACGCCAACAGCACATCCATCGTATCGGTGGACAGCAACGGTGGTTTTGCGACAATCACTGCGTCGGAGTTTTTCTCTCTGCAGGCCAACGATTACGTCGAACTCATGTGGGCCGTTTCAGACACCGCGCTGTCGCTCACCGCTGCTGCTGCCACGGCCTACGCCCCGGCGGCGGCCTCCGTGCTTGTGACCGTCACCCAGATTCAACAGTGAGGCCCTGATGGCAGTCTCTCTCTCCCAGTACGCAGGCGCAGGCGCCCAGTTCTTCGACAACAACGGCAACCCGCTGGCCGGCGGGCTGATCTACACCTACGCTGCCGGCACGACCACGCCTGCGGCAACGTACACGACCTATACGGGCGGCACGGCAAACGCCAACCCCATCGTGCTGGACAGCGCAGGCCGCACGCCGGCGCAGATCTGGCTGACGTCGGGTTCGTCGTACAAGTTCGTGTTGCAAACCGCGCTGGGCGTGACGATCAAGACCGACGACAACATCTTCGCGTCGTTTGAACTCGCCAAGGAAATCGGCATCGCCGTCGGCCTAGGTGCCGGCAGCGTGGCCACGAACATTGCGGTGGGCGACACTGCGCTGGACAGCAACACCACGGGGTCGAACAACACCGCTGTTGGGTACAACGCGCTGACCAGCAACACTGACGGCATCCAGAACGTAGCCGTGGGCTCGCAGGCGCTGGACGCCAACACGGGCGGCGATTACAACGTGGCCGTGGGGTACGACGCGCTGTCGGCGGCGACGACGGCGAACTACAACACTGGCATTGGGTATCGGTCGCTGAATGCGGCGACGACGGGGGCGAATAACACCGCGCTTGGCGCAGATGCGCTGCTGGTCAACCAGACTGGCGCAAGCAACGTCGCCGTGGGCTACCAGGCAGCAGACGCCTACACAGGCAGCGACGCAGTTGCCGTGGGCGCAGGCGCTTTGTCGGCGGCAACCTCGGGCACTAGAAACACGGCGATTGGCAAGGATGCACTGCTGCTGGTGGTAACTGCCGCTGATAACACCGCCGTGGGAGCGCGCGCGTTGGATGCGGCGACTACGGCCAATAACACTGCGGTTGGCGTCGACGCGCTTGGTGCAGTCAATACCGGCGCCAACAACACCGCCATCGGCATGCAAGCCGGCGACTCGCTCACGACCGGCAGCAACAATACGGTGATCGGCTACGACGCCGATGTGTCAGCGGCAGGCGTCAGCAACGAAATCACCCTCGGCAACAGCAGCATCACATCTCTGCGCGTGCCAGGCCTGACGCTGACAGCCGGCTTGAAGTGGATCAACAATGGCACGCAGACTGTGGCGGCGCTGGTGGCTGCAGGCACTGCCGGCGCAGGCGCACGGGCCGTGGTGACGGATGCCAACGCAACGACTTTCCACGCAATCGTTGCCGGGGGCGGCGCAAACGTCGTCCCGGTGTTCAGCGACGGCACTAACTGGCGGATTGGGTGAGGTGAATCATGGCGCAGCAATGGAAGTCCGTTGACGAGCAATTTCCGCAATACCGTTACGGAACGGGAGCGGAAGACTCTGGCGAAAGGTACGTCAACGACGCCTACACGCAATTCAAGAACCTTGAACTTGGCTACTGGACTCAGTTCCTGCCGCAACTGGGCTTTACTGGGCCGCTGACCAAAGAGCTTGTGGAGGGCGCGGGAACACTAAATGAGTCAACCACAACAACCATCTCTGACGAAGCCAAGGCGGCGATTGATTCGCTGAAAGCGCAGGGATACGACGTCGTTGTCAATCCGAGCAAAATTGATTTCGGCAAAAAAGGCGTCACGGAATTTGGCTTCAAGACGCCCGACGGCAAGGTAGAAAACACCTGGGAATACACGGGTGGCGCTTGGTACGAGCAGATGGCTCCGTACCTCGGGCTTGTGCTGCCTGCCGTGCTGGGCGTTGCCGGCACGAAGTTGGGTGTTGCAGGGACGGGCGCTGGCGGCGCTGTTACCGTGGGCGACGTTGCGAAAAGCATCGGTGCCAACATCACCGGCCAGACCGGCAACGCGCTGCTGAACAACGTGGTTGGCGGCGCAGTCATTGGCGGTGCCAAGGAATTGATCGCCACTGGCGGCGATGCCGACGCCGCAATCAGGGGTGCTCTTAGTGCCGGCGCACTGGCCGGCGTTGCAGAAATTGCCCAGCCGTATATTGAGAAGGCCGCAAACGCACTGTCCAATCTGACCAGCGAAGAAGTCTCGCACCTGGCCAGCACGGATGTTGCCGGGGATGTGGGGCTGGGTGAGCTTGGCGGGGATGTGGGGCAGGTTGAGGTTGGTGGGGCGGGAATTGACGCTCGCATATACCAAACCCTCAGCCCGTCTGCCAAAGAGATTTATGAAATTGCTCTCACCCAAGGAGTGGATCCAAGCGTCGCACTTACGCGAGCAGCCGCAGCAGATGCTCGATTTGCGGCGGGCGGATACACAGGGCTTGCAGACACGTCAATCAACGCGCTGGCCGGCGGCGCTGCTGCTGGAGCCGCAGGCACTGCCGGAGCCGCAACTGGCGCAACTGGCGCAACCAATGCCTTGGCGGGTGGCGACGTGGTTTCCACGCAGGTCACGCCGACAGCGCGTATTCCTACGGTTGTAACCGACGCGCTGCCAGAACGCCCGTTGGCTGGAACTACTGGCGCTGGAACTACGGGCCTCGGCACCGCCGCAGCAGGCGCGGGGGCGTTGGGCGCAGGAGCGCTTGGCGCCGAAACCGCTGGCGCAGTCGGCACCGTGGGCGGCGGCCTGACTGTGCCTCCGGGCGCTGGGCTTGGCGAGGCCGGGGCGATCACCACGCCGGGTGGCCTCGACGCAACCGTGGCGGGCGGCACCGGCATCACCGCCGGAACCACTGGCGGCGCGGGACTGGATACCAGCGGGCTTGCGCTGGGTGGCGCGCTGGGCGCGGGCGCTGCTGCTGGATCTGCGCTGCCGGTCGGCAGTGCGGCCGCAGCGGGCTCCGCGATTACGCCTGCCGCAGGCCTCACCGGCATCAAAGCCGTGGACGACTTCCTGAGCTACCTCGGCACGCCTGCCGGCGCAATGGCGCTGAGTGCTTTCGGTGGACTGGCGGGCGGATACTTCCAAGGAGAAGCCGCGAAGGAAGCGGCGCAGATTCAGGCCAATGCCGCAGAGAAGGCCCTGAAGCTGCAGGAGGACATGTTTGAGTACCAGAAGAGCCTGCTTGCGCCGTATCAGGAGGTCGGCGTCAACGCTCTGCGGCGGCTTGAGGGCGTCATGGGCCTCGGCGGCCAGCCGGCAACCGGCGGGCAGCAGCTGCTGGAGATGGACCCCGGCTACGCCTTCCGGCTCGGCGAGGGCATGAAAGCGCTCGAGCGCCTGCAAGCAGCGCGGGGCAACATGCTGTCGGGCGGCGCGATCAAGGCGGGCCAGCGGTACGCGCAGGATGTGGCGTCGCAGGAGTATGGGAGCGCGTTCAATCGCCTCGCCAGGATTGCCGGCATCGGGCAAGAAACCGGCACACAGTTGGGCGCTGCCGGCCAGCAGTTCGGCCAGACGGCCAGTGGTGCGATGGGCGATGTCGCCAACGCGATGGCCGCAGGACGCATCCAGCGCACTGGGGCTTACACTGGGGCCATCAGCGACGTGTCGAAGGCCTACAGCGATTTCTACAATCAGCAGCAGCGCAATCAACTGATCCGCGACATTTACGGTCGCGTCGGCGGCTAAGGACTGATCATGGCAATCATCAATCCCAACATTGTGATGCAGGCGGCGAACATCCCGCGCGTCCAGATCAGTCGGCCTGAGTCAATGGCAGAGTCTCTTACCGCCATTGCCCCTGGCATCAATGCGATGCGGCAGTTGGAGGCGAGCCGTGTTGATCTAGAGGAAAAGAAGCGCCAACGGGATGCGTTGGCGCAGATGCGGCAGCAAAATTTGGATCCCGAAGGTGTTGCTCAGTGGTTTGTGAGGAACGGCACTCCCGAGCAAATGCAGTTTGGCATGAAGATGCTGGAGGCTGCGCGGGAAGAAAAGATGTTCCGGCAGGCGTTTCCCCAGCCGCAAGCGGCCGGAGCGCCAAACGCGCTAATCCCCGCACCGACGGCAATGCCTGCGCAGCCTGCGGCGCAGCAGCCCGGCGGATTTCCGATGACGCCAGAACAACTTGGCCGAATTGCCGCATCTGGCGAACGTGGCGCAAAGTTTGCTGCCACGATGGGTCAGTTTATTCCAAAGCCGCAAACAGAGCCATCGGAAATTCAAACGATGCGCGCGATGGGCCTCAACCCGCAAAACCCGGAAGACGTCAAACGCTTCTATGCCGCAAAGCAGCCTCAGTTGGCAACGGCAGAAGCAAGGCTTGAGCTTGATCGCCGCAGGCTAGATCTTGACAATTTGCGCCAGCGCCAAGCACAAGCCAAAAGCGAGGCAGATGCGGCAAGGCTGCAAACACAAATTGCCCAGCAAGAGCGCAGGCTTGAGCTTGAGCAACGCAAGTTTGACCGCGAGTCAGATCCTGAGTACCAAGCGAGAATTTCTGAGGCAAGGGCTTTTGCAACGGAGGCAGCAAAGAATGATGCGACGCTTGCGCAGCAGGGGCCGTCCGCCATTCAAAGCGGTGAACAAACGCTTGCGCTGCTCAACCGCATGGTAGGCGATCCAAAAGCCAAAGGCGCGGCAGCACAGCCGCATCCTGGCTTTAGGGGCGTCGTTGGCGCGACCTTGATGCCTGGCATGCGACTGGTGCAAGGCACGCCAGAGGCAGACTTCGATGCCATGCTGGAGCAGGTGCTTGGGGGCGCGTTTCTTGAAGCATATGAACGCCTCAAAGGAACGGGGCAGATTACGGAAATTGAGGGCAAAAAGGCAACTCAGGCAATTACGCGCATGCAGCGCGCCGTATCTGAAACTGAATTCTTGCAGGCAGCGCAAGAATTTAGAAGCTCTTTGGAAAAAGCGATGGAAAGAACGCGCAATCGCCTTCAAGGAGTGTCTAACAGGACGTCTGCGCCATCTCGACCTACCGCCCCCACCGCACCAGCAGGAAACTTCCCAACCCCTAATCAGGCAGCAATAGATGCGCTGAAGCGGGGACAGGGAACAGACGAACAGTTTGATGCCGTTTTTGGCCCTGGCGCAGCCGCAAGAGTAAGGGGACGCTGATGGCAACCAATCCGTTTGCTCAGTTTGTTCAACAGCCGCAGGCCAACCCGTTTGCTCAATTCGTGCAGGCGCCTCCCGGCATGCGCGCGGTACAACCTGGCGAAATCCCCACCGAATCGGGGTTCTATCCGGTTCCGCCAGAGGAGCAGCGCAGAACCTTTGGCCAGCGCGTTCTTGGCGCTGCTGCGGCTCCGCTGGATATTGCCGCAACACTTGCAAGCGGAGCGGGGCGCGCTGCCGCCACGCTGCCGTATGCTCTGGTCACCGGGCGCGGCATAGAGCCTAGCTTCCGCGAACTGCAGGCCGGCGTTCGCCAGCCACAGACACCCGAGGGCAGGGCGGCGCTTGAAGCAGCCGCGCCAGTGCTGTCTGCGCTGCCTCCTGTTATTGGTACGGCGCCCGCTGTATCTGGTGTTGCGGGCCCCGGCGCCCGTCAAGCAGGCCGCATGGTCGCGCAAGAGGCAGAACTGGCGGCGCAACCCATCATTGCTGCACGCGCGGCGCAGCGTGAGCGCACTGCTTTGCAGCGCTCTGCGGCAGACTGGCAGCGTGCGCCTCAGATTGAAGCCGCCAAACGCGCCGTTGAGCTTGGGATTGCGCTGAACCCCGCGCAGTCCAATCCGACGCTTGGCAACAGGGCGCGGTCTACTCTCGCGGGCAACCGCGACGTCAACGCAATCCTCGTCAAGCAAAACGCCCCGAAATGGACGGAGCTTGCCAAGCGAGAGATGGGTTTGTCTTTGCAAACCCGGCTGGATACCGCTGGGTTTGAAGAGGCGCGTAGAGCGGTTAGCGGCCCATACGATCAGATGCGCCGAATGGGAGTCATGTCGGCAGATGACAGCATTCGATCTCAACTGGACAACCTGCGGGTAGAACAGGCAGCCATCGGCGGCGAACTTGGCGCGAAGCGCGTCAACAAACTTGTTGACGAGGCGCAGAAAAAGGTTAATCGCGGACTTAATGGCGCTCAACTGCTGGACAGCATCCGCCAACTACGACGAGACGCTCAGGCAATTAGAAACGCGCAAAAGGTTGGACAGGCGCCGTCGCCAGAGCGTATTGCCGAAGCCGACGCGAAGCTACAAATTGCCAATGTTCTTGAGAACATGGCAGAAAACAACATTTTCGATCCCAAGTTCAAGCAAGAATTTAGGCAGTCTCGCGCTGCACTTGCCAAAACTTACGCATACGAAGACGCCACAGACTTCAACACCGGCCAAGTGGACCCGTTGGCAATTGCCAGATTGACGCAAGGCGACAACGCGCTGACGGGGATCATTGCGGACATCGGCGCGATTGCGGGCAATTTCCCAGAGATTGCTTCATCGGCGCCGCCCTCCACGTTGATGCAAAAAGTGGCGCCGCATCTGACGCGCTCTGGCATCGGCGGCACCATTGGTGCGGGCGTAGGTACTGTGACGCCAGTAGGGCCTATTGCTGGCGGTGTGCTGGGTGCTGGCGCCGCAGAATTGCTCACCGGCCTACAAGCCAAGCGCATGCTGACGCCCGAGTATCAGCGCAAGTTTGCTGCGCCGCCTGATCGGCGCATTTTTCCGACGCCAGAGCCCCAACCGGCCAATGCGCTGGTGCCGTATGTTGCGCCGCAAAACGTGCTGACGCCAGAGGCTGGGGCGTTTGTCATGGGGGGTGGTCAACCGCAAGTGCTGCGCAGGACGGCAGAGGGTGCTTTTGTGCCGCCGACGCCCCCCAGTGGGCCACAACAGCCGCCAAGCGCTCGATTTGTCGGGCCGCAGGCTGGGCCGCCCCAGCTTCCCGCGCCCAGCGCGCAGGCAACGATGGGCACGCTGCGCACGGAGGATGTGCGCCGTGCCGGCGTTTCCCGTGCAATCGGGCAAGAAGCCGAGGCAGCACAGGCTGCGGCAGAGGCGGCGGCACGTCGGCCGGCGTCACGCGAAGTCATGCTTGAGGTTGATCCAATCAGCGGCAAACTGCGTGAGGCTAGTCAGGGCATCAAGGGCGCCACGCCAGAAACGTTCCGCGACTTTGGGTCTTCGCTTTCGTCAGCCGCTCAGAAGGTGACCGAGGGTCGCAAGTTTGACCTGACGGCCGCAGAAAAGGTCGCGTGGGAGCGCACCAAGGTTGATCTTGCGGAGGTTGCTCCCGGCTTCAAGGCGCTGAACGACAAAGCCATTGCCGAGAAGATGATGGATCGGCAGTGGGTTGCGGACGCTGTTCGCAAGGCCCGCGACAAGGCCAATGCGTTTGCCGAGATTGCGGCAAGGGCAAAGAACGCGCAAGACCGGCAAAAGGCGCTTGCAGATCAAGAGCGTATGATGGATCTGCTTGAAAGCCTTGAAGAGCGGTTTAGGGCGCCACGGCCAGAAGTCTCTCAGGCGCAAGGCCCAAAAACTCGAGAGTTTCGTCGGAATCAGCTGACGCAGCAGCAAAACCTTAACGCCCTGAACAAGCCATGAGCCTGACCATCGAACAGAAGTCGGACATCGTGACAGAAGTCACGAAGGCTGCGCCTCCGGTCACTGTGGCGGGTGCTACGATCGCCGGCATGCAGGTCAATGACATGATCTTGTGGGCCACGTTGCTCTACCTCGTTCTCCAGATAGGGTTCCTCCTCTATCGCTGGAGGCGCCTGCATTTCA